TTATACCTGACGCATATAAACATCGGTAATACGCAGGTCGAAGTTACTTTTCATTTTTGACACATCAATCAGTAGAAAAGCATGAGTTGCCCAGTCAGGAGCGCGTTCAAAGTTGGGCGGCTGAGTGGTGTAACCTTGCATTTGGCCAGGTATAGTCACGGTTTTCAGTTCAGATTCAACGCCACTGAAATTAAAGGTGTACGAGTGACCTGTCTGCTGCAGCAGTATTTGGGGCTCTCTATCTTGCTGTGCACCAAATTCGTTCAGTTTTGCCCATACAATTTTTACCTGGCAGCTTTGTCCATCACCAGCGAAAGTATTGGCGCGAAGATGATGAATGACGCTGCCGTAGCCTTTTAGCTTTATTGTCCCTAACACGGCTTGAAACACGCCGCTGCCTGCGGAGACGTTACGCCCCAGTGAGACAAAGTCGGGCTGCCGGATGAGGCTAAAATTGGTGCTGTTTGCGGTTCCCCAGCCGTAACGAGATTTGCGCACGCTGTTAATCCCTCCTGGCGGAAGAACCCAAACCTCCTCGGTCCATTTCTCATTGCCAGTGCCACTGGTGTAGGTTGTGCTGTCGAGCCAGTTGTCCTGAATACCGCTATCGGTACGAACCTGTGTCAGCAAATAGGGCCAGGCAATAGGCAATTGAGTATCATGTAATGATGCCGAGCCGCCGCCATCAATCCAACCGCTGACGTTCGCATCCCCACCTTGCTGCATCTGTCCAATATTGACCTTCTCAAACACGACACGGGCCAGGTTGCCAAAATAAAATGGATTACTCGTGGTGGGATAGGTAGATGGGCTACCTCCTGCTTTAAAGGTGAACAGACCGCCAATAAAGTTAACCTTGCAGCTTTTATTATCCGGAATGTTGACGATGTAATTCTGTGGGCCATAGCCTTCAACGTGGCAATCGCGGAAAATGTGCTGTCCGCCTTCAATATGAATATATTTCCCCAGGCTGTCCGTCGATGTCTGCTGCCCATTTTTTCCGTAGATATAATCAAAGGAACAGTTGAAGAAATAGCTATACCCTCCCTGAAGATTCACGCCGCAGTTACTTTGCGCGAAGACACAGCTGTGAAAGTTCATCTCTTCACCGGAGTCTGTAGTGTTGTTTGGGAAGAAGTAACAGATGTCGCAATGATTGAAGGTAAAAGCATACATGCGTAGGAAATAGAAATTAGTGGTGCCTGTCAGGCCATGGGCGAACCCCTCAAGACCACCACCGGTGAACGTTAGAGAATTACGTGGGTAACTTTTCGAAAGCGAAGTGGAAAATGTCATCCCATCGACAAAAGTGTCAGCCCCAGGACCCAGCATACGAAGATTTTTAACACTAAGATTGCCTTGAGCATAGCCGGCATCATTTTGCCATCCGATGGCGGTATTACGCTTATCTTGGCTGCCGTGAGCCATATCCGAGAAATCCAGCAATGCGCCGGAAAAATCATAATCGACGGTTTTGGTGTCAAAGATCAGTTTCTTTGTACACTTGAAACGGCCATTGCCAAAAATTAGGTTGCCGTTTTTCAACACGCGGGAGCCACTGGCACTGACCAACGAACTGGCATAGTCATGCGCTTTTTGGATCGCATCCGTATCGTCAGCAAGACCATCGCCTTTAGCACCGTACAGATAAGGTGAAACTGTACCTGCCACCTCCAATATACGCAGCCAAACCCACGACGAGTTAGGGCGAATAAACATGCCACCGTCGTCTGCCGGTGTCGATTGTGCTTTAGCGACAAAGATGCCACCGCCTGCAGGTTGGCCGTTACTGCTGCTCCAGCTTGAATCATAGGCGGTTACTGCGATCAGCTCACCGGCAAGGGTAGGTACGGTGTTTCTCAATGTGGCAATATCAGGGCAGGTGTTCATCATTTGATCCTCATAGGGAAAATTGGAGTTACTGTATTTATATACAGCACCCAGAGTCTATGAGCGCATCGCATCATGCACAATAGCGTGAAAGGTGAAGGTCGTTGTGCCAGTCAAGGCTAAACCAAGAAGGAGATATATACGTAAGGCCAATCGTCGGCGTAGCCGGCCATGCTTTGTGGTCACAACCCACTGAGGGGGAGTTCAGTGGGCTGTCTTCGCGCTAGAACACCTGTTTGAACGGTTAAGCATTAGTTTTATCTGCATTTCCTCCAATTCCCTTGACTTTACCCTTTATTCCTTGTTGTGTAAGGAATTATCGGGATTTTTAATCCTTTAAACACCCAAATCTTTACCCTTGTTTTATCCCTAAGGCCCGAATTTTGTGTACACTGATGTGTACATAATTTTGCGACGGGTCCCTTATGCTAACTGATACAAAACTTAAAAAAGCTTTAGGCAAGAAGAGAGATTCAATTGAGGTGATTGCCGATGCGCACGGCCTGAATGCTCGGATTAGCCAGGCGGGAAAAGTTACTTTCTTTTACCGGTACCGATGGCTATCCAAGCCGGTGCAGATCACTGTGGGTGAATACCCGCAGATGACGATAGCACAGGCGCGTGAACGTCGTCAGGTGATGCGCGGTTGGCTAACTGAAGGGTACGACCCCCGCGAGAAAGTTAAGCTGGAACGGGTCTCCCGTAGCGATGCGCCAACGGTGGATAGCGCCTTTACTTATTGGATCGAGAAATACTGCAAACCGAACAAATCCGTCAAAATTGACTACTACGAGTTGGTTTATGCAAAGCACATCCAGCCTAAGTTAGGCAATATACGGATCGAGTCCACTGGCCGTATGCACTGGCTTGAAGTACTGGACGGGGTGGAGAGTAGTGTAATGGCTAACTATATGACCTCGTTGTGTAAGCGCGCCTTCAAGTTTTGCGTAAACCGTGGGTACATCGAAGCCAACCCGCTCGAAGGCCTGGAGCCTAAAGACGTCGGTATCGCGCCATCGCGTCGGAAACGCTACTTATTAGATCGAGAAATGAAACAGGTTTGGGATTGGCTGGACGACCACATGACGGACGAACCCCGGCTGATGATTAGATTTATGATGCTTACCGGGTGTAGAACGGCAGAGATCAGGTGTGCTAAGTGGGAGTGGTTTGACTTTGAGGATAACACATGGACAGTGCCAAAAGAGGAATACAAAACTGGAGTGGCTGTTCGGCGTGCGTTACCGGCAGCGGCAAAAGAGTTGCTGCTGGAGCATAGAAAGAAGGTAAACACGCAGTACGTTGCCACCTCCCAACGTGTAGCCACCGGTAAAGAATTTGATAGGCCGGTGGGGGCTCAGGTTGCGGCTAACTATGCTAAGTCGATTTCTGAAAGGGCGGGGATGAAGCGCTGGAGCATGCACGATTTGCGCCGTACGCTTGCAACCAAGCTTTCTGAGCAGGGGTGCCCGCCACACGTTATCGAGAAAATTCTCGGTCACACTATGGCGGGTGTCATGGCGCATTATAATCTGCATGATTATATGGAAGATCAGCGTAAGTGGTTGGCTGTTTGGGAAGAACACGTAAAAAAGGTGACGATGTAACTTATTTTTGTCTGCTGGCTTCCTCCCATTCCATTACGTCAGAAAGCCGCCAACGATTGGGTACACCTGGAATCGTTGGCGCGGGGAACGGTAGTTTAAATGCCTTCGGCATTTTCTCTGTGTCGCGCCATTTCCATAGCGTTTTCTCCGAAATCTGATAGCGGGCAAGGACGTCCCGCGTAAATATAATTGGATTCTCGCCCATCACATGCCTCTCTTTTTCATGGCTTCAAGCAGGATGTCCTGCACTTCACGTTTAGAATTACGCCGTTCCATCACCATTTCGTCGGTGGTGTCCGCGGCGATTATGTGGTGTATCCATACCGGCCGTTTGTGGCCGGCTTGTGCCTGTCGCGTTGGCCCGATGCGTTCGATAATTTGTTGGTACTGCTCCAGATCCCACCAGTGCGAGAAAAACACCAGAATGTTGCCACCATCCTGCAAATTCAGCCCATGACCAGCACTGGCCGGGTGTGCGAACAGCACCGGTATCTTCCCGACGTTCCAGTCGCGGATCGTCTGCGGGTCTGCGTCGAGTTGGCGACCTTTTGGGAAGGCTTTCTGCAATCGCTGGAGGTCGTGTTTCCAGTGATAGGCGACCAACACCGGCATGCCGCCAGCTTCGGCCAGGATGCTGTCCAGCGCCTGCAGCTTCCCATCATGCACTTCTGCCCAACTGCCAGCGTCGTCGGTGTAAATGGCTCCGCTCGCGATCTGCAAACACTTCACCGTTTTGGCGGCAGCATTCAGCGCCTCGATATCAGTGCCATTTAGCTCGAGGAACATTTCCTTTTCCATGTCCTGGTATTGCTGCCGCGCTTTTGGCGGCAGCTCTACGCGGATCACGTTGTGGATGGGTTCGTCGATGTCGAACCAGTCGGCGGCGTCCAGGGAGATCGTCACGTCGGCGAGCGCCGTCTGCATCTGCTCCTGCGCGTGCGGCCACGGCTCCAGTTTTGACCACTGTTGGCCAGGGAACTGAATGCTGTTGAACCAACGCGAGGTAAACGAGCCGAAGGTGCGGCCCAATCGATCGCCACGGTCAACGAACCACGCCTGGCCCCACAGGTCGATCAGACCGTTCGGTGCTGGCGTACCTGTTAGGTTCACCCAGCGGTGCACGTGCTTGTGCGCCACCTTGGCTAGTGCCGCAGCGCGTTTCCCTCCAGCACGCAGCCGGAAGGACTTCAGCCGGGTGCTTTCGTCCGCTATGACGGTGCCGAATGGCCAGCGGCCGCCGAGCTGCTCAACCAGCCACACCAGGTTGTCGTAATTGGTGGTGAACACGCTGGCGTTACTGTTCAGTAGCGCAGATGCGCGTTCTTTGGCGGTACCAACGATCGGCTGCATTTCGATATTGCGCAGGTGGTCCCACTTCGCGACCTCATCCGGCCAGGTGCTGGCCGCCACGCGTAGCGGTGCCAGAACGAGCGTCGGCTGCGTCTCTTCACCGGAGCAGTAGAGCGCCTCAAGGCTGCTGAGCGTGCCCACTGTTTTGCCCATACCCATACCAGCCCAGACGTTTGAGCGTGGCACTTGCAGGGCGTGGTCAATAATGAGGTTTTGGTAAGGGCGGGGGGCGAACAGCTTAGACATATTCCCTCCCGTGTAGCGCTAGCATTTGGCCAGTCGCAATACGTATTTTTGTCATAGAGTAACCTGCTGTATACTCGAAGCACTTCTGAAAGTGCGTTAGAATTTTGATATTACTGAATGCTTAGGGGTTGTAGATATGGTCGAGAAGGGCTATGGGATGTTAGGTGTTAACTCCACCGAGGCGAAATGGATGCGTTTTTGCCGCGAGGAGCATGGGTATTCTGTTGAAAAGTTAACGGAGATTTTCAAGCAACAAATCTCGGCTAAACCTGACGATGAAACAATACGGTTGGTAATCGAAGTATATTTAGGGTTGAAGCCGCAAAGTGCAGTTGACCACCTGTTGCAGTAGCTTATTTAATCCACTCGGTGAAAGCGATCAGCACCAGCCCAAATGTGCCGAGCCAGAAGCTGGCACATAATGCTAAAACGGCGCACCATGTGGCGCGCCGTGTCCAGTTCAAAACGTTCAACCCTTTCATATAATGCCCTCCAGATTTTTACTGTCCAAAACCACCACATCGAAGCCCAGCGCACGGAGCCGGTTGTGCTCGCGAACCTGGTCTGGCCGCGGGCGTTCGCCAGGTGCTTTGCACTCGACGAACACCGCACGACCGCCCGGCAGAAGTACCAGGCGATCGGGCACGCCGCGCCGCCCGGGTGATGTAAATTTATAAGCGGCCCCGCCGGCGGCTTTAACCTGTTTCACCAGATTATTTTCAATAGAGGACTCTCGGACATAGCTCATCAGCTTTCTCCAAGTAATAGAAACAATCGCACAAGGCGGGTGATTTTTTGGTGGTCGGGTGGGCTAGAACAGCTCGAAATTGTCGTCAAACTGATCTGCGTTTCTCTCGACTGACCTTGAGGCCAGGATGAATTGGATACCTTCAAACAGAGATGTTGGCCGCTCAAGTCCGAATATGAACGCATCGTTGTATGTGCGCCCGAGCCAGTAGCCGCCGCCATACTCTTTCAGGCGTTGGAAGAACACCCAGCCACCCTCCACGAAATTGGGAAGAGTTTCGCCGCGATAGACGACTTGATAGCCGAGGCCGTTTTTTGTTGTCATGCTTACACCACAATAAACACTGTTTATGCATACAGTATAATTGTGGTTGAGCGGGAGTCAATTGCCCTCCGGTGCTGCTGCTGCTGCTGCTGCTGCTGCCAGCATTGCGGCGCGGCAGGCGTTCCAGCCATCAACACGGAGGCACTCGTCAATATATGGCTCGTAATAACTGTCGCCGCCATATTCTTCTACATCTGGATATTGCTTTTCTGGTGGCACTGTTGGCGTTATAATTTTAAGAGTGCACCCGCCATTTTCGTGACGCATTTCCAAAAGGCCTCCGATTTTAGATGACCATATTTCAATCTTTGCAGCCCCCATTGCACCAAGCTCTGAATGCTCTACTTTGCTTGATATCATTTCATCACATATCGCATTGAAAACCGATATTGCGGCACCCATATGTAGCTCAATTGTAGTAAGGCTTGGCGCTGCTGGCGCTGGCGCTGGCGGGGCGGTGTAAATGGCGGTGTCATCTTCAGGTGCGCCATTATGCCAAATCACACCTTTGCGGCCTGATACGGTGGTATAGAACCCCACCGGCTGCGCCTCCCGGTTAGCCAGCATCGACCACAGCAGCACTTCTTCAGCGGTTGCCGATGTGCATCCATCGTTAAGCCACTCTTTCACCCAAATCCCGGCGCGTCGCTCGATGAATAAATCAAGTCCCAGCGATTCAGCGTGCGCTCTCAACTGCTCAGTCGTTAGTGTCATGCATCCCCCTTAACCTGCTGTTGAGCCGTATACTTTTGGCAGTTTGGGCAAACCCAACCTTCACCGCGAAACTCCCTCCAACCTACCGATAACGCGATCTCTTTCAGATATCTGTAGGCTGCAATCATTCCAGCTTGATTGTCGTCAGCTAAATCACCGGGGCCTAAATTATCGTCCGACCAGCAGCGCGTGCCTGATGATTCTCGTCTCCCCTCACCGCGACGCTCGCATCGCAATTCAATCCAGATAGCCATCCTACTCATCCCCCTCTACGGTGACGGTACGGGCTGATGCATCAGATGATTCTAAGTAGGCACGTTTCACAGCCGTGAGAATTCCTGCCAGTGACGTGTACGCGCCACCGCCGGTAATTGTGTTGTGAATTGCCGCCAGCGTTTCCCGCAGTTTTTTATGGCTGCCCTCAACTTCTGCTATGCGCTTATCCTTCGCCTCATTATCTGCCAGCAGGGCGGATACGTACTCTTGCGAGTAGAGCGGCTGGTCAGCCATGCGCTTAATCTCGCTGGCAATCATGTAAAGATGCTCAGTATTGAATGGGCTGTTCCCGTAGCTAGGACGAGGTTTCTCAGCCAGATAACGTAAAGCCTCAACGGCGGTTTCATCGCAGCTGTTAGGCCACGCCACCGGCTTGCTCAGTTCGCTCAGCTTCTCAGTGCTCATAACGGTTAATCCTTCCGGTAGTGGTACGCCTCGAACCCACCTGCGTTTAGCGGTAGATCAGGTGCCCATGTGGGGTTGGTTGCGAGCAGCCGGCTTAGCTGGTCGTGGAAGTAGAAATCCTTGTCCGGTGCCTCGGTAATCACTTCATCGTGCACTGTCAGCACGATTTCATAGCCTCGAGCCTCGACGGCTGGCATGTTCCCGGCGAGAACATCGCGGGCACCGGCCTGCGTAACGTTCTCCACCAGTTTCCCGCCGTAGGTTTTGAGGCGCTGCCATTTGCGCGAGTAGGGATTCACACCCATGTAAGTGATATCGCCTTTGACGATGGCCGCGCCGGGGTAGCAGACGACGCGGCCAGATGGCAGAGCAATACGTAGCCATGAGCCATCTTTGCGCACCTTCAGCCGCCGACAGTTGAATTGTTTACCGGGTTGTGCGATTGCGCGGCGCACAGCGTTCTCCAGTTCGGACCACAGACTGACTGTTTCGGGGTGCGCGTTGCGCCATAGACGCTTCAGTGAGTCGCAGGTAACGAATACGCGCTCAGACAGGCCATAGGTTTTTTTTTGCTTAACCGAAGCCTGCCACCAACTTTTCGCCTCTCGCTGAATGGCGATCGGGATATTCGGTAGCGCAGCGTCGGCCAGGTCTTCCAGGTCGAGCCCGTAGACCAGCGCGAATGTCACGAATGCCGCCACGCCACCACCAAAGCCCAGTCCCAACTCCATCACCTTGCCGATCTGACGCATGGCCTTATCGACTTCTTCGGGCGTCATGTTGAAGGCGCGGGCGTAGGCCAGCTTATACAGGTCGTGACCTGCGCGGATCGGTTCGCCGTTCTCATCGGTGTCGATGACGTTGTCGTAATCGCGGAACGCCTGCAGTTTCCATTCTTCGCCGGCTAGCCATGCCAAGAACCGGCCCTCGATGTTCGACAGGTCGCTGACAACCAGCTTTTTGCCTGGCGGCGCCATGATGCAGCCGCGCAGCGCGGAGCTGGTCAATTCCATGATGTTTTCAAACACCAGATCAGCGACGCCCAGTTTCAACGCCTCGATGCCCTGATCGATTTGCTCCTGCTTCATCGTTGGGCGAGGGAGGTTTTGCGGTTGGAATAACCGCCCGGCCCAGCGCCCAGTTCGGCTGGCACCACAGAATTGCAGCGTACCGCGCAGACGGCCGTCGCTACTTACGCCTTTCATCAGCGCTTTGTATTTGCTGGTGCTGGTCGTACAGGCCGCCAGGCGGATGGTCAGCAATTCGCGCAACGGCGCGGGCAGGTCGGGGTCGTTGATGCGACGCTCGAGCGTGCTTTTCTGCATGTCTGGCAGTTCAACGCCGAAAGCCTCAAGGATGTGTTTCAGCATGGCGTCGCGCTGGGTCGCTGCCTGCACTTCGCCGTCGGTCATTTCCTGCGTACGCTTGGCCAGCAGCAACTGCTCATCGCCAACGGCGGTGATGGCGGCTTCGGCCAGTTCTACGTCCATGCACACGCCGCGGTCGTTGATCTGCTGATCGCGATGCCATAACGCCAGCTCGGCGCCCTGATAATTCCAGTTCGGCAGCTTGGCGTCGACGGCGCGCATGGCGTGGATATCGAGACCGGCGTACTCAACAAAGCGCTGCCACTCCGCCGGGTGCGATTTGGCCGTGGCGCGGCGCAGCTTGCTGTTCTTCGGGCGTGGCTTGCAGAACAACTGGATCAGCTGCTTACCAGCTTTGTCTTTCGCTTTGTCGGTGTCTACGTTGAGCACTTCGCACAGTGCGCCCAGCGCGCCGGGGAGGCCGTGCGCCAGCGCCTTCACCATAGTGTCGCGCCAGCGAGTTACATCAGGTGCCAGCTCCGGTATTGCATTGCGTAAAACGGTACGGTCAAAGTGCGAATTATGGAAATATAGCAGGGTGTCGGGGTCGGCAATCGCCTTCTGTAGCTTGCTAGGTATTGGCTCACCGGTTGTTAAATCCCAGACGCTGACAGGACCGTCATTTATGGCCCAGGCAAACAGCATCACTTCTACGCCTTCTGCATAAGCATGTGTCCCGTTTTTAATTGGCGTATCGCAATATGTTTCTAGGTCGCCCCATAGTATATTATGCATATTTAACCTTTGGAGTTATAAAATGGAGTTAACGTTGTCGTTAGGGTCGGTAATCACGGCTGGTGTGGGTTTCTTAGGTATTTATGTACTGATGCCATTCGCATTAATTCTGAGGGATTACTTCCTAATTAAATTCATTAATAAATTTTTTCTCAATGAGAATTTTTGGCAAGATTTAATATTGTTGGAAAGTGATAGAGCACACTGTAATTATTTTTACAACAAAACTACAGAGGTTAAACACCCAATCGGTGGGGGAAACCCGGAGTGCAGTATCGACGGGAAAATCGTCTCGTTAGAAGAGTTTAATAGTTTTGAACGTGCGAGAGGTTTTCATGTGGAACGCATGGGTATAGTGTGGAAACGAATGGAATTTAAAAATAACATCGCTTTGAAGATATTTAAATATTTTAAATTGAATGAGTATGATGACGTAATAAAAAATAAATCAAAAGAACTTTATGACAAAACAATTAATTCAATTAAACGAAAAGAGGCTTCTAAGGGGGCTGAAAACCCTTCTTAATTACATTGTTTTGCAAAAAGGGTTTCTCTTTGCAAAACACCCGGCGCGCAGCCGGGTGGTGGGTCATTTGACTTGAACGAATGGGGTGCTGGCACCACTGGTCATGTATTGCGGCAGGGTGCCGTTCCACTTGCCGATAGCTTCCAGCTGCAGAACTTCGGGGTTTTTGCGCAGCGCTTCAGCACGCAGGGCGATCGCGTCGGCTTCCGCCTTGGCCTTCACGGTGATCGCCTCAGCTTCTGCTTTGGCACGTAGCACGTTGGAATCCGCCTCGCCGCGCGCGGCCTCAATGGCTTTTTGCGCTTCGGCTTTGGTCTGGGCGATCTCGTTCTCGCGCAGTAGCGTTTTCTGCGTGGCTTCGATCTTGGCGTTAATGGAGTCGGTGACCTGTTGCGGATACTTCAGGTCGTCGGTCCAGCTCAGCTTCACAATGACGATGCCGATCGGATCCAGCTTGGCTTTGACGGCCTTGGTCACGTTGTCCAACAACATGGTTCGGCCTTCACCTGCCAGTGTGCTGATGTCCATCGTGCCGGAGTCCTTGATCAGCGCGTCGGCGATGTTCTGCCTAATGTTGACGCTGGTGATCTCTTCAACCCCTTTGCGGTAGGTCTGGAACACCTTCGAGACCTTGGTCTGGTCGACGTAATACTCGACACCGACCTTGGCCGACACGCTCATCGAGTCCTTAGTCTGGAAATTAAATGGCTGCTCGTAGACGTGCAGCTGGTTGAAGGTAGGGAACTGGTAAATTTCTTCGTTCCAGGTCAACCAATATTTGCCGACGCCGACCTCTTGCTGCTGTACGCCTTTGGTGTCGCCGTACAAATCAACCTTCACACCGACATAGCCAGCCGGGACAGTGGCGCGCTCGCATCCGGTTAGGGCCAGAGCAGATAGCGCCAGCACGGCGGCCATAATGATTTTCTTCATCGCTTAAATTTCCTTGTGATGGGGAGGTATAAAAGCCGGTAGGTCAGAAATGCGACCACAACCGGAAAAAGGGCACCGAGCGCAAAACCGAGCAGCACGGCAATAGAAAAGCGCGCTGATATCAGCGCGGGAACCGCGAAGCCATAGACGGCCGCGGCCATTGCCACAATCAGCAATACCGATAAGTAAATTCGCATTCGGGATAACTCCGCCCCCGGCGGGCAGCCGGGGGATGTGGGTTAGACGAACTCGCCTGCGTCGGTGCCTTCCTCGATGCTGTCGAAGTCGTCTTCGCTGGCCACGCCGCCACCCGCGAAGGCATCGCCGTCACGCAGGAACTGCACACCGCCCAGCGAGGCGTTGATGCGCTTGCCGAAGTTGTTGTCCTGTGCCCAGATGTCCAGCACGGCGTTAACGTAGCAACCGGCATAAGGGCGGCCGTCGGCCTGTACCAGGATCGAATTGTCGCGGTCGACAACGCGCGGGCGAGCCTTGTTGGATGCGGACACAAATTTGTTACCCGGATAGCCTTCGTACTCAGCTTTTTCGTCGCCGTCGTGCAGACAGACTTTCAGGGTAGAGCGCAGCGTTTTCAGCACGCCGTCGGCCTTGGCACCCCATTTTTCCTTCGCCACTGTTTCGATGGCTTTTTCGATCTCGGCAACTGCGGGGTGTTTAGGGTCGAAGATGAATGCAGCGGAGAAACGTGGGTCACCTTCACCGTTAACAGCTTTTGGTTCGAACAGAGCAGGGAAGGCCAGGCGGACGTTATTCAGTTTTACTTTCATAGGGTGTTCTCCTCAGATAAATTCCGCGGCTGCCTCGACGGCTTCCACGTTTTCAAAATCGTTTTCGTGATTGATGACCAGCGCAGGGCGCGGGTCAGATTCGGGAGCGACAGCGGGTTTGCCAGCGGCGCGGGTGATAAGGGTTTCCACCTTCGCCCAGCGGCGAGGTTTCTCCTTCTTAATCAGCTTCTCGGCCTTGGTCGGACTGATCAGCTTGAAGTCGAACACTTCCTCGTTTTTGTAACGGAAGGTCTCTTTTAACAGCACGCGGGCGGCTTCTTCGTCGCCCCAGGCACGGTTACCTTTAGTACCTTCCACCAGTTTGAAGCCCGGGACCGTATGCCCGGCGGTCAACTCGCTGTTGACTCGTCCGCGTACGCCTTTGCAGAAGCCTTCGATCGCGTCCACCTGCTGGTAGAGCGCTGCCAGTTCTTCCTGTGTTAGCACTGCGACGCGCTGCCCGGCGTCGGCCAGCTGCGGTGCCAGCGGTTGGGTCAGGTCGACGAAGTCACCCGCCATCGAGTCGAGGTGGTGCTGAGCCTCGGCTTTGCACAGGCCGCCGGCCGCTTTGCACCAACGACATTGCTTTTCGCCAGGGTTAAAGACGTCAGCCGGTAGGGTGTCGATACCTTCGCATTCGGCAATATTCGCCGTGACGATGGCAGCGGCCGCCGCCTCGCGTGCCAGTTCGCCGAATGCGCGCAGATCATCAACGCTTACAGCCCATTCGGATTCGTTGCCGATCCGCGGCTGGTGAATGAACATGCGGACGGTTTCGAAGTCCTGCAACATGCCGAACTGCTCCAGTGCACCGAGCGCATACAGTTGCAGTTGTTTGTTGTTCTCCGCGTCCACCTTCACGCCACGGCCGAACTTCAGGTCATGCACCTGCAACTCGGTGGGGGTGATGATGACGGCATCGGCAGTGCCGAACTGCCCCGGAACACCGACCACCTCGGAGAAGTCGACACGCTGCTCAACCAGCAGGCTGTTGCCGTCGGCCAACGCCCAGACCGTATCGATGTAGCGCTGCACGAAGTCGGCCATGTCGTCGGTGACCTGGGGCCCGGCGTCGCTTTCACCCTTAGCCAGCGGATAGGTGCCAATGTAGTCAGCCGCCATCTGGCCGCCATTCAGCGCTACGCCCGCTAATGTCGGGTCCAGGCGGTTGCGCAGGACACATTCGGCCAGCGCGTGTGCCGCTGTGCCTTCCAGCGCAAACTCTGACCCCTCATCTACCAGCCCGACTTCCATCGCCAGGCTACCGGCGCAGTTCATCCATTTTTCAGCCCCTGAGGGGCTGAGTCGTGCATGTTGCTCAGGCATGGATCACGCCTCCAAGGCTTCGGCCAATTGCTCCAGCGCTGCCACTACGTCTGGCAGTTTTTCTGCGGGGCAATCGGTGAGTTTTTTCAGGCCGAACAAGTCCAGTGTTTTGCGCAGATCTGCCGGTGCTTTAGGTGCGATTTTCTGGATGATCAGCTGCTTACCCTGTTCCAGCAGTGCTGCCGCATCCGGCGCATCGCCGTCGGTGGTTTCGGTGGCAGCTGCTTTAACTTTCGTGGTTGCCTTAGGCTTGGCTGGCTTCACGTCGGCGCGTTTCTCTTTCGGGGTGTCCAGCAACAGTTCGACATAGGCGCGGCGCTCAGTGATGCCCGGCAGCGCGTCCCAATGCTCAACCAGTTGCAGCGTGAGGTCGAACACGCCAGCACCGTGCAGTTTCTTGGCACGGTCAACACCTTTCAGAGCCATCGTTAGCGCGTCGATCTGCTCGTCGCGTTCTTTGCCGTCTTCTGTTTCGGTGATGTTGACAGCATGCGCCATCATTTCAGGCGTCAGTGAAACGGCAGGTTTTGCGCCGTAGATCACCGCCAGCGCCACGGCAACCGGCAGGGGTTGTTCTTCCAGGGTGATGGGTTTTATTACTGTTTTAGCGCTGTGCTCTTTCAACTGCAGGAATTCAACCTTGTGGATCTCAGTGATGCCACCGTAAGGCGAGTCGGCGTTTGCCTTTTCAAAGTCTTCCCACGTGTCGGCCATAAAGGCGATTTCAGTGCCGTTGTGCTTGGCGTAGAACGGCCCTTTGCGCGGAGCACTGCTGCTAGCTTTACCAGCGGTTTCGGCTTTCGGCTGGTGCGGAGTGTCAGCGGTAAAGTTTTTTCCACCGGCCAGCGCCGCCAGCAGTTTGGTTAGCAGGCCGTTCTGTTCGGCTACCAGCTTGTTGTTTAACTCGAGATTCGATTCCAGGCTCATGGGTTACCTCGCTACAAGGAGAATAAAAGTTGTCAGTAAAAGCAGCGCTGCCGGATACAGCAGGCCGCGCGTTTTCGGGGTGTGAAAATCCGCACCAGTCACACGGTGACGGTGTTGCATACGTATTAAGGAATTCATGGGGTAGGCTCCTTTTGCTATCTGGGAGCGCATCCACCGCCAGAGGTAACGTAGCGGTTAGTTGGATGCGCTTTCAGATAGAAAAAAAAGCCGCTATTTAGCGGCTGTTATGGTCATGTCATCTGTGTCGAACAGGTCGATTTGGCTATCGATGATTTTGATACCTTCCGAGCCATCCATCGGTGGCCAGCCCTCTTGGCCTTCGCCATCTGTCCACGAGAACGCGCTTACAACACCGTACGTGTTGTAGTCGTTGCTAATTTGGATCAGAAACGCTTGTTGGGCGAGCATGGCCAGTACCGCGTTTAGAACGCTGCCTTGCTTGCTTATCCGGTAAGTGTTGCTTGACCAAAAATCGTTAATCTCATGCAGTTTTTCATCCGTCATGACCTCGTGGTCAATCTCAACTGTCAGAGAGCCTTTCCAGTCATATTCAATTTCATAGCGCTTGATGTTCGGCATGGTGCCTCCCAGCGGTTAGCTGATAAAAAAAAAAAAAGCCCCGACAGGCGGGGCAAGAACTAGACACAGCAATGGATGATTCAGGGGATTACGCCGACCACTGTTTCGTTACCAAATTCGGTGTCGTTTATTTTTTCATAGCGAACAAGGACAGCTCCTTGCTCGCCCCAATCTCGGCTTAACGTTCTCATTGATGGTTGCTTGCCCTCGCCGCAGCATTCGAGAACGGCAGCGGCATCTGTGTCGTATTGCGCGCGGGAATCCAGAACCATGTAAACGTATTTCATAGCGCTTACCTCACGATCGGATTGTTTTCGGCAGCAGGCCGACTTTCGCCAGCTCGGCCATGATCTTCTTGCGCAGGCCGTCTTTCGCGGCCGACAGGTGGAAACCTGAACCGGCGTAACGCACGAACACGGTGGCGCCAGACACTTCAGCGCAGCCGCTAACGCCTGAATGGATGAAATGTAGGGATTTCATTGTGTGCGGGTCCTTATGCGGTGGCGTCTTGCTTCTGTGCTTCGCGTTCGGATATCTCTTCGTGTGCTTTTTGCATGTCGTGCAGAGCTTTCATGCGTTGGTCGGCAGGAAGAGAACGGAACATTTCAACAGTGCAGCCTCTCAAACCACCCTCGAGATCAGCGGTCATGGTAGGGAGCCACATTTTTACCTTGGCGCTATACGGCGCCTTTTTAGTTGCCATGGTGTTTGCCTCTGTATGGGTTGGTTTTGGTGATGCTGAGGCGGCAGGGGGAGATTCAGACCCGACGATATAACCGGCATGTCGGGGATTTGCCCAGCGGCGACGTCTCGTGTTGAGGCAGCCTTATTGCCCACGGCCCTCCGTCTCGTCCACGCTTTCGCGTTGAGGGCGCTCCGTTACTCCCGGCGGGTAAGTTCCCCACCTCAGCATCCCGAAAACAACCTGCGCCCCGTAGGGCGCGGTGGGTGTTAATCAGCTACCCTGCGGACGGTGTACCCGTAGCCGAGATAAGCATTATTTTCTGTCAGGTTTGCAGCCACTGTATTAGCTCGGTCTTCCGCTGAACGGTAAAACGAGTCGTAATTCTTACGCGGCGTATATCGAAAAGTGGCGACGACGTAATCTGTGGAGTCTGGCCCGTTCTCGACTACCTCGTAAATCATCGTGTAACCCTCTGCTGTGTTAGTTGGCGCACTGGTGCTTTTTGCTAAAGATGCGCTGAGCCTGCATTGCTTTACCCGCGCTTGGAGTGCGGTAGAAAACTTCACGGCATTTGCTGCAAAACAAAACCTTCATGTCGTGACCATCAACGCCCCAGCCAACATGTTCGTTTATTGCTTTCATTCTGTTTCTCCTCAGTGGTCTTAATGAAGCGCCCCGCAGGACGCTTGATAAGTTCACTTTGCCCCGCATTGCCAGCTCCTTGCCCCGCCGCGGTTCCGACGCATGGTTTAAAGTCGCGCCGTTCGACTATCATTTTTGAATTCAATTTCAAATTCAATAGTGAATTTATACTCGAACATGAATACCTCGTCAATTCAAAAATGAATTCAAACATGTAAAAAATTACCGCCTCAAGCGGGCGGCATCGCTAGCCCTTTAAAATTCAATACGTTCCGTGTAATGAAGGCTTTGCTATCCCAGCAACGTACTGGATGCGTACGACGTCACTGATAGGGAATCTGAGGGGAGGGTGTTCTTCGTTGACTGACATGACCAACACTGCGCCGTCACGTTGATAGAGGAAGGTTTTGATCATGACCTGCTCATCACGGGTGACCAGCAGCACTTCATCACCTGGCAAATAACCGTGATTTGGCTCAACGACGACATACTCGCCGTCCTTAATACGTGGCTTCATTGAATCACCTTTGCAGCGCAGGGCGAACGCTTCCGGATCCTGAGATGGCCAGTTAACGAAACCGTCACCGTTATCCAGAGCGACCCAATGGCCTTCACTGCCAAGCTGGGCGCTGCCCATGACGGGAACGCGCGAGAAGGTTACTTCTTCTGCGTTGCCTGAAACGTTGCCGTTGTTGGCGGATTGGCTGCGAAGGTCTTTTTCCACCAGGTCTGACACGGTGATCTTGAAATAGTCGGCCACCCGCTTAAGTAGGGTGTATTTAGGGTCTTGGTTTTCGCCAGCCATAAGACGATGGAACGTTGGCTGTGGAACGCGGATCAGCTTAGCCAGGTCTGCTACGGTGGCAACACTGTGCTTTTGCATCAGGTGATTGATGTTCGCAATGATCCGATCTGTTGTGTGGTGCATGCCTATACCTTTTCAGTTTTGAGAGTTAAGGCGCATTATTCTATAGTGAATATTCTACACTAGCATTGAATTCAAAACTGAATTAGAGTTAAATCCATACTTGAATTCAAACGCAGTGAGGACATCACCATGCAATCCCTATCACCTAAAGAGATCGTGCAATCCCTGATTGCTTCGGGGATGACGCAGATCGACATCCGCCGCGAGACAGGCATCAGCCAAGCTTCTATCAGCCGTATCTTGACCGGCAAGCTGGCGGACCCTCGAGTTTCCGTGGCGAAGGCGCTCCGCGATTTACACGAAAAAGTAGAAGCTCAGTTGCTCGCAGAAAAGGCGTAGCCCATGCCAAAACAACAAAATTGGGGCGCCGAGCCTGACGACTGGTTTCACTTTTCGTTTGTGCTGGACCTGACCCCTGATCTGCTTCCGGTGGTATCGCGCCCTGATGCGCAGATCTCGCCGACCAGTAAGCTTAAGACCACCGGTAAAACGCCGAGCCATTATAACGGGCAGGGCATGGTTGCCGGCCTGAAAGACTGGACCGCGCGCACCAGCACCGATGACGATGTCGGGCGCTGGGCGAAACAGCCTGATTACGGCATCCTGTTGCAGACGCGCACCGTTCGCGCGCTGGACGTGGATGTGTCCGACCCGGTTGTTGCTGATGCTGTACTCAACGCAGTGACCACCATGATCGGCCCGTTGCCAAAGCGCATGCGGAACAACAGCCCGAAATTCCTGCTTGCGTTCCAGCTCGAAGGCCAGATGTCGAAACGCATCCTGCGCACTGAAGCCGGCAACATCGAGTTCCTGGCCACCGGGCAGCAGTTCGTGGCGTTGGGCACTCACCCGAGCGGCGCCCGCTATGAGTGGGAAGGCGGTTTACCGGACGAGATCCCATCCCTGAGCGCTGACGATTTCGAGGCCGTGTGGTGCATGCTCGAAACCGTGTTCGGCGTAGGCGACACCGTTGTCGAGAAAGAAGGGCGGGCACGTGACCGCAGCGGGCGCGATGCTGGCGCCACAGACGATACGGCCGATTACCTCGACGCCAACGGCTGGACCCTTGACTGGGGTGCTGCTGGCGAGCGTTATATCCGCTGCCCGTTCGAAGATGGCCACAGCAGTGTGAGTAACGACAACACCGCAACGGCTTATTTCCCCGCGGGTACCGGTGGTTTTGAGCAGGGGCATTTCCGCTGCCTGCATGCCAGCTGTGCGCACCGCAACGACGGCGACTACCTCAACGCGATCGGTATCCGCGACAACGACTTCGACGTGGTTCCTGTCGCGCCGACGGAAAAACCGCCGCTGCCCGCGTTCATCCGCAACGAGAAGACAGGGCAGATAAAGGCAACTATCGACAACGCCGCCAAGGCGGTGATGCGGCCAGACTTCTGCGGCCTGCAGATCCGTTTCGACCAGTTCCGCGACGAAATCATGTTCGCGCCCGAGAGCAGCGACCAGTGGCAGTCATTCGCCGACGCCGACTATTCGCGCCTGCGCATCACCCTGGAACGCCGCAGCTTTGAGGCGGTGGGCAAGGAGCTGATCCGCGATGTGGTGATGCTGGCAGCCGACGAGCAGCCGTTCGACAGCGCTGTCACCTGGCTGGATTCACTGAAGTGGGACGGCGTGCCGCGCATTGATACCTTCTTCCAGCATTACTTCGGTGTTGAGCCTTCTGCCTACTGCCGTGCGGTGTCCCTTTACACATGGACAGCGTTGGCTGGCAGGGTGCTGTCGCCAGGCTGCAAGGCGGACATGGTGCCTATCCTCGTCGGGCCGCAGGGCTGCGGTAAATCCACCGGCGTGGCGGCGCTGTCGCCGGATCCGTCGTTCTTCACTGAAATCTCGTTTGCCGAGAAAGACGACGACCTGGCGCGCAAGATGCGCGGGCGCCTCGTGGCGGAGATAGGGGAGCTGCGCGGCCTGCATTCCAAGGAGCTGGAATCCATTAAGGCTTTCATCACCCGCACGCACGAGAACTGGATCCCCAAATACAGGGAGTTCGCCACGCAGTTCCCGCGCCGACTGGTGTTCATCGGCACCACCAATCAGGACGAGTTCCTCGCTGACGATACCGGTAACCGCCGGTGGCTGCCGCTGCGCGTCGGTAAAGTGGCGGTCGATCAGCTTAAAAAGGATGTCCTGCAGCTGTGGGCAGAGGCGCGGGAGACGTTTAAACGCCTTGGTGGCGTCCAGTTCCATGATGCCGAGACGCTGGCAGCAGGTGAGCACGAGCAGCACACCATTAAGGATGCATGGCTCGAAATCGTCGAGAATTGGCTCGATGCTCCTGACAGTCTGACCGAGGAAGTCCCGCGAACACGCGATTTTTTACGTGCAGCTGACGTTTTGCGCGACGCCATCGGGCTAGACCCTCGCAGCATCGGAAAGCGCGAAGAAATGCGAATAAGTAATGTTTTGCAAAATTGCGGCTATTCGAGGGTTCGGCGACTAATCGAAGGCAAACAGCAACGAGTATGGGCGGTGCCTAGTACCACCTAGACCACCTACACGGTAGAGGTGGTCTAACAGTAACTAATTGATTACATGAAACAAAGACCACCTAGACCACCTAGACCACCTATTAAGTAAGAACCCCATTTATATATATAAGGCTTTACTAGGAAAAGGATCTAAAACAGCTGTCTAGGTGGTCATAGGTGGTCTAGACGGTGAACTTGTAATTTTTCGCAAGTTACAACGAACAAATAGCAGTTCGCGGCGCGTTGCCACACCAACCGGCACAGCGCGGCGGGCGAGATTGCAAAAAAGATTAAGTTTGATGAGGTCGAGACGAATGCGCAGAAATATGCAACTTGTACTTGAACGGTGGGGCCGCTGGGCGGTCAGTGAAGAAAAATGCACGTCGGTAGACTGGCCGGCAATGTCCGTAACTCCAGCTCGAGTTCCCGTCGGTGGTGGCCAATCGTGCAGTGATGACGACGGGCTGATGATCGACGGCTGCATCGCCAGGCTGAAGAGTGTGCGCCAGGAGGAAGAGATCCTGATGCTCGGCCTGCGCTACATCGCCCGGATGCCGCAACGCGACATTGCCGACGTCACAGGCGCCTCTCGGCTGTTCGTGCGCCAGCGCCTGCAGGCCGCCGAGGACTTTGTGGAAGGGTGTCTGGCGATGCTGGACCTGCCGCTGGACATGGACCCTGAAGTGGTTGAAACGAAAATACTTGCGGGCGCCCAAAAACCTATGCTATACCTGTAGCGTGCAAGAGTTGTATATGCACTGATCTCATTCACAAGGCCTCGCTGATCGCGGGGCTTTGTCGTTTCTGGCGTCCAACCATGGAAAACTGCCAGAAATAGCCGTTTCAGCCATAAAATCGGCTATGCAAAATGCGCCCTGTTTTATGCACGGTTTATGCAGTCCGATTTACGCTACATCGATAGGAAAACCGCAATAAACACCGCATTAGGGTGACATTTCAACTCGGGGCGATCGGCGCGGTGCGCGAAACGGTCATTATGTTAAAAAGTCCTCAAAAACGACAATTTTCAATGCAAAGCGCCATCCGATAAATCACTGGTTCCCTAAACACCGTAGGGGGTGGATGGAGGTTCCCTTGGTGGATGGCGCTCCGCATTGAAAATACCCATTCACAGCCCTGGCTACCCGCCGGGGCTTTTTCGTTTCTGGAACCCGCCGAGCTGGCCGTGCGCTGGCAGGGGGAGGGGCATGAAAATGAACAACCCTCACAGCTGGCCCGACTGGATCGAGCTGCTGCAATCCTGGTGGCGTGGAGAAACGCCCATCGGGGGTGTGCTTATGTCGATCACGATTACCATTCTGCGTGTTGCTTACACCGGCGGCGGCTGGCGCCAGATGCTACTGGAAGGGGCGCTATGCGGTGCTCTGACCCTGACCGCAGCGTCATGCATGGGGCTCATTGGCTTACCGCCGGCAGCGACCATAGCACTGGGCGGTGCTATCGGTTTCATCGGCGTTGAGAAGGTGCGCGGCGTTCTGATCCGCGTTCTGAACCAGCGCTTCGGCGTCAGCGACGACAACAGCAAACCGCAGGCGTAATCACCATGACACAAGACAAATTTCAACAGGCGGCTGGCATCAGCGCCGAACTAGCCGCGCGCTGGTTCAGGCCGATCACCGCCGCTATGGCTGAGTTTGACATCGTAACACCGGTACAGCAGGCGATGTTCATTGCCCAGACTGGCCACGAGTCTGTCGGCTTCAAGCGACTGGCAGAGTCCTTCGACTACACACCGGCAGCGCTGCAGGCAACCTTCGGCAGCCGCATTAGCCGTGACCAGGCCGCGATGCTCGGCCGCACTGCTGACCACCCGGCGAGACAGGAGGCGATCGCCAACCTGGTCTACCAAGGGCGCTACGGCAACAAGCTGCCTGGCGACGGCTGGAAGTTCCGCGGCCACGGCCTGATACAGATCACCTTCCTCGATAACCACAAAGCGTGCGGCAAAGTGCTGGGCCTTGACCTGGTCGCCAATCCCGAACTGCTGATGGTCGATGTAAACGCCGCGCGTTCTGCGGGGTGGTACTGGCGTTCGCGCAATATCAACCAGGTTGCGGGCGATGTCCGCGAGGCAACCCGGCGGATCAACCCAGCGCTGCACGCACTGGACCAACGCGAAACGCGCTACAAACGCGCTATTGCGGTGCTCGCATGACATGGCCGCTACCGCATTGGCAGGCGGCTGTAGTGGCGCTGGTGCTCGGCCTGCTGGCGTATTTCGCTATCAGCAATCAGGCACTGCGCCATGAACGCGACAAACTGCAAACGACCAATAGCCAACTGACTGGCCAGCTCGACTGGCAGAACAGCACGCAGCGTGCGGTGGCGGATATCGACGAGCACCGTACCAAGGAACTGAACAATGCCAAGAATCAGATTGCTGATCTGCAGCGCCTTGTTGCCGCTGGCGCTCGCAAGCTGCAGCTCTCCGCCACATGCCCAACCACCGGCGCCACCGGCGTGGCTGATGCAACCGGCCCCCGACTTACTGACGCCGCTGAACGGGATTATTTCCGTCTCCGAGAGCGAATCGAAACCGCCCGCAGCCAAATAGCCGGCCTGCAGGACTACATCCGCAACGTATGCCTAACCCCTACGAGGACTAACCCATGACCGAACAGGCCATTGAACAAGCAACTCAAGCTGCGGGTAAAACCGCGCCGCGCGTCACCCCTGCACAAATCGAGAGCATCATCGTCGGCGAGTACTACTTCACCGCCGCAGACGGCGTGCAGGGCGATTATGCCAAGAAGGCAGAGCGTTACAGCCCAATTCCGGTGCCCGAATCCCTGTGCTTATTGACGTTTTGCGTGCTGGTGCTGGCCAACGGTTTCACCGTAACTGGCGAATCCGCATGTGCAAGCCCGCAGAACTTCGATCCAGAGATCGGTCGCAAGATTGCCCGAGAGAATGCACGCAATAAAATTTGGCAGTTGGAAGGCTACCTGCTTAAGCAGCAGTTGCACGACGCCTAGTGCGCCTTACAGAAGCCCTTCGTCGAGGGGCTTCGATAATGACAACCAGCGCGGCCAGAGTGGCCGTAAGTATTAACCAGGGATGCCAACTGACAAGGATTAAGTCGTACCGCAGGAGACTCCCCGCAAATGGCGATTATCGAGATGACTGAATTGCAGGCAATGAACCTGGAGATCTTCCGCTTGGTTCAGAGCGACACAGCAGCGGCTGAAAAGGCGATCACCTTCATCGGCGGCGACAAACTGAAATACGAGCTGTTTAAGGACGGCTACACCCGCGCCCAAAGCGAAACCGGTGTTGTGGCTCGCGCAGATAAAGCGATCCGCACTGCTGAGGAAGCTTTGGACCTGTTCCAAACTCCAGCCCAGTGAGGTGATGCATGAGCAACAAATGGCCGATTTTTACAGGCAATAACACCCAGGTTAACGCTGTGAAAATCAGCGCTATCCGTCAGCAGGACAACGGCTACGGCGTTATCACGCCAGAGGGCGGCTACCCAGCGGTGACCGTGACCGACAGCTTTATGCGCGACTGGAAACCTGTTGTCGGCGGCTATTTGGTGCAGGACGCGACCGGCCAACTGGTGTTCATGTCGGCCGCCACCTTTGAAGCGCAGTTCACACCTGGCGGCGGGGGCGATGTTACCTCCGCGGATATCACCGATGCGACAACCGTCGGCCGGCAGGTCCTGACCGCAGCCAACTCGGCCGCAGCACGCACTGCTATCGGCGCCGGTACTTCGAGCCTGGCGCTGGGCACCACTGCCAGCACCGCGTTGGCGGGCAACGGTACAGCGGCCGCAGCTACCAAACTGGCGACGGCGCGCACGATCACCCTGACGGGCGCTGTCACCGGCTCCGCGACTTTCGACGGTACCGGCAACATCTCCATCGCAACTACCGCGGGCGCGTAATTTTTCGCGCCGAGCGAGACAGGAATAAATCATGGCAGGAAAACTCAGGGACAAAAAAGAGCTTTTTTGCCGCGAATACATCATCGATCTGAAGGCAGCACCGGCGGCTGAGCGGGCAGGTTATAGCTCCCGTTCGGCCTGCAACATCGGCCCGCGCATGCTGAAAGAACCAGAAGTCCTGGCACGCATCGATGAGCTTAAGCGCGAACGCATTTCGCAGCTGGGCATCGATGCTAATTACGTGCTGCTGCGCCTGGTGGAGATCGACCAGATGGACGCGGCAGACATCTTCAACAGTGATGGCAGTATCAAGCCGATCACCGACTGGCCAGCGGCGTGGCGTCGCTATTTGAGCGGCTTCGACCTGGCCGAAATGTTTGAAGGTCGCGGAGAAGACCGCGAAATGGTCGGCTTGCTTAAAAAAATCAAATGGCCTGACAAGGTTCGAAACCTTGAGCTGATCGGTAAACACATCAGCGTGCAGGCCTTCAAAGACAAAATCGAGACTGAAGATGTCACCCCGCCGGCTAATCGCGAGGTGCGGCAGTCGCGCATTAAGGAGTTGCTCAACCGTGGTAAACGCAGCGATTGACCTTGACGACCTGACCGACGACGAGCAGGCCGAACTGCTCGCATTGTTGGAAGAGGAAGACGAGTTTCGCCGCACTCACCTGCTCTATGAATACCGCCCCTACACCAAGCAGCGCGAGTTTTTGGACGCTGGCGGCGATTACACCGAGCGCTGTTTCATGGCCGGTAACCAGTTGGGCAAATCCTACACCGGCGGTGCCGAGGTTACTTTCCATCTCACTGGGCGCTATCCGGGCGGCGCAGGCTATCCCGACGATGGTGCTTATGATGGTGACTGGCAAGGACGCCGGTTTAATGAACCTGTGGTGTTCTGGGTCGGTGGCGAGACCAACGAAACCGTTACCAAAACCACCCAGCGTATTCTCTGTGGTCGTATCGAAGAGAACGACGAGCCGGGCTACGGCCTGATCCCGAAAGAAGACATTATCAGCTGGAAGAAATCACCGTTCTACCCGAATCTGGTCGATCACCTGCTGGTGCGCCACCACGCACCGAACGGTGTCGAAGACGGTATGTCCATCTGTTACTTCAAACCGTACTCCCAAGGGCGCCAGCGCTGGCAGGGCGACACGGTGCACGGCGTTTGGTTCGACGAAGAACCACCATATGCGATCTACTCGGAAGGCCTGACCCGTACCAATAAATACGGCCAGTTCTCGCTGCTGACATTTACCCCGTTGATGGGGATGTCAGCTGTTGTCACCAAGTTCGTGAAAAATCCGAGCAAAGCGCAAAAGGTCATCACCATGACCATTCATGACGCCGAGCACTATTCGGATGAAGAGCGCGAAAGGATCATCGCGTCGTACCCAGAGCACGAGCGCGATGCCCGTTCAAAAGGCATCCCGACGATGGGCAGCGGCCGCATCTTCCAGATCCCTGAAGAAGTCATCAAATGCCAACCGTTCGAATGTCCTGATCACTTCTACGTTATCAATGGGCAGGACTTTGGCTGGAACCACCCGCAGGCACATGTGCAGCTGTGGTGGGATAAGGACGAGGACGTGTTCTATCTTGCTCGGGTCTGGAAGAAGAGTGAAAAGACTGCGATCGAAGCATGGAGCGCAGTTAAACCCTGGGCGAACAACATTCCTGTGGCATGGCCACACGATGGCCTGCAGCACGAGAAGGGCGGCGGTGAGCAACTGAAAGTCCAATACAGTGATGCCGGCTTCAGAATGCTGAAGGACCACGCCACTTGGCCGGACGGCGGTAACGCGGTCGAGCCTGGGCTTGTTGAACTGCGCGATCTGATGCTGGAAGGCAAATTCCGCGTGTTCAATACCTGCGAACCTTTTTTCGACGAGTTCCGGCTCTATCACCGCGACGATAACGGCAAAATAGTGAAGCTGAACGATGACGTTATGTCTGCCGTTCGCTATGCCTACATGATGCGCCGCTTCTCGCGGATGATGCGCGACATCAGGAAGCCTAAAGAGAAAAAAATCCCAGCGCCAATACGGCCGATCCCACGTCCCACGAGGTAGATGATGGCTGACAACGACAAGCAGCAGGACAGGCTGCAAACCATCCTGACGATCTTCGATCGGGATTGGATGTCTAGCGACGAAGCCAGAACCGAAGCGACTAACGACCTGTATTTTTCTCGGGTGTCGCAGTGGGATGACTGGCTCAATCAATACACAACATTGCAGTACCGGGGGCAATTCGACGTTGTCCGTCCGGTGGTGCGCAAGCTGGTCGCAGAGATGCGCCAGAACCCCATCGATGTGCTGTACCGCCCCAAAGACAACGCGGACCCCGACGCAGCCGATACGCTGATGGGCATGTACCGCACTGACATGCGTCACAATACGGCAAAAATCGCCGTCAACGTGGCGGTGCGCGAGCAAATAGAGGCGGGCGTCGGCGCCTGGCGCCTGGTCACCGAGTATGAAGACCAAGACCCGACCAGCAATAACCAGGTTATCCGCCGGCTGCCGATCCATGAGGCATCGTCGCACGTTGTCTGGGACAGCAACGCTAAGCAGATGGACAAATCAGACGCCAAGCACGTGACAGTAATCAACGCCATGAGCCTGGGCGGCTGGGAAGCGTACGCCGAAGAGCAAGGTTTCGACCCCGACGATATCCCCGACTTCCAGAATCCAGACATGACCTGGCTGTTTCCCTGGCTGACAAAGGATGTGGTTTATGTCGGTGAGTATTACGAAGTTGAAGAGAAGAAAGAGACCGTTTTCATCTATCAGGATCCACTGACAGGCGAACCGGTGAGCTACTTCAAACGCGATATTGCGGATGTGATCGACGACCTGGCCGAACGTGGCATGCAGAAAATCGCAGAGCGCAAGGTTAAGCGCCGCCGCGTCTATAAGTCAGTTATCACCTCGTCGTGCATTCTTAAAAACCGTGAGCTGATTGCTGGTGAGCATTTGCCCATCATCCCCGTCTACGGGGAGTGGGGCTTTGCTGGTGATAAAGAGGTTTACGAAGGTGTCGTCCGTCTTACCAAAGATGGGCAGCGTCTGCGCAACATGATCATGTCGTTCAACGCCGACATCGTCGCCCGGACGCCGAAGAAGAAGCCATTCTTCTGGCCTGAACAGATCTCCGGCTACGAATACATGTACAGCGGGCAGGACGACTTTCCGTATTACCTGCTGAACCGCACGGACGAGAACGGCAACGATATCCCGCCTCAACCGCTGGGGTACATGGACAACCCAGAGGTACCGCAGGCTAACGCTTATATGCTCGAGGCTGCGACCAATGCGGTGAAAGAGGTCGCCACACTTGGTGTAGACAGTGAAGCCGCCGGCAGCAATGTGGCGTTCGACACCGTCAACCAGTTGAACATGCGCGCTGATCTGGAAACCTATGTGTTCCAGGACAACCTTGCGACCGCCATGCGCCGCGACGGTGAGGTTTATGCCTCGATGGTTAACGACATCTATGACATCCCGCGAAATGTCCTTGTGACGCTACCAGATGGTAGCGATAAGGATGTGCAGCTGATGTCGCAGGTTGTCGATTACCAGACCGGTGAGGTGGTCACGCTGAACGATATCCGCGGCCGATATGAAACCTATACCGATGTAGGGCCGTCGTTCCAAAGCATGAAAGCGCAAAATCGGGCGGAGATCCTCGAGTTGCTGAGCAAGGTTCCGCAGGGTACTCCTGAGTTCCAAATGCTCATGCTGCAATACTTCACGCTGCTTGATGGTAAGGGTGTGGAAATCATGCGCGAGTACGCCAATAAACAGCTCGTTACCATGGGCCTCAAGAAACCTGAGACCCCTGAAGAGATTCAGATGGTTCAACAGGCGCAACAGCAGCAAGGGCAGCCAAGTGCAGAGGATAAGCTCGCACAAGGGGCATTGCTGACCGGGCAGGCTGATCTGATGAAGGCACAGAACGACCAGGCCAAAATTCAGGTCGATGCGTTCAAAGCCCAAACGGATTACCAGGTGGCCGCTGCAAAAGTGGTGCAGCTTCTCGCCTCGGCAGACAGCACCAAGAAACAAGATGTTCTCGCTGCGCTTAAATTGCTCGGCGATTTCCAGAATAAGCAGGGCGATAGCGCCCGAGCTGACGCTGAGCTTGTCCTCAAAGGGCAAGGACAAATTCACTCACGCCGCATGGATTTAACCAATCTCATGCAGCAAGCAAATCAACCCTCCGGCGGAGCAGCCGAGATTCCTCAATAGCGAGAGATTAAATCATGACCGACACCACCGAAATTCAGGCAACTGAAGAACAAACCCTGCCCGTCACCCAGCAGGCGGCACCTGCGAGTGATCAGCTGGTTGATAATGCCAACTCCAGCGAAGGCCAGGAAGACGGCTTCGATATTGTCCTGAACGACGATGAGGCAAAACCTAAGCAGGATCCAGCTACCAACGCCAAATTCGCGGCTAAACGCCTCGAGCGCAAACGCCAGCGGGAGCTTGAACAGCAAGCCGAAGCGGTCCAGCGTGGCGAATTGCCGGACACCCTGCGAGTGGCTCCTGAGCTGCCAGCACAGCCAGATATCAACGCATATCTGTCCGATGATGGCCTTGCCCAATACGACTACGACCAAACGCGCGCACTTGCTGCTTTCAATGCAGCCAACACCGAATGGCTGATGAAAGCGCAGGATGCCCGCAGCAACGCCGTGGCCGCCCAGGGCAAGAAAACCCAGGAGTTCACTCAGCAGTCAGCCGTTTATGTGGATGCAGCACGTAAACACTACGACGCCGCTGAAAAACTCAACCTGCCGGACTATCAGGCGAAAGAAGACGCCTTCCGCGCGATGCTCGCCCCGGGCATCGATACGGAGATCATGGCGTTGTTCCCGGAAAAGTCCGCAGCGATTTTCTACCACCTGGGCGCAAACCCAGAGAAGGCGCGCGACATCCTGAGCCTGCCGCAAACGCAGGCCATCATCGAGCTGACTCGCCTGTCAGACCGTTTAACTCTCAAACCACGCGGTAAGCAAATCTCCGGCGCCCCAGCGGTTGACGAGCCTGTGCAGGGCCAGGCTGCCGCCGCGAATCGCGCTGCGTTGCAAAAACAGATCGACGCCGCTGCCGACAAAGGCGACGTAGACACTTATCGCAAGCTGAAACAGCAACTTGAAGGAATCCAATAATGTCTTTGAACGAAGGCCAAATGGTCACCTACGCGGTGGACGAAGTAATCAAAACCGTACAAAACTTGACGCCGATGGCGCAGAAAACCAAGGAGTACACACCGCCAGCGCCGTCGATGCAGCGCTCCGGGAACACTTTCTGGCTGCCAGTAGAGCAGGAAGCCCCACGCAGGAGGGCTGGGATTTAACCGGTAAAGAAACAGATGTTCTGGAGTTGTCGGTGAAGTGCAACATGGGCGCGCCGGATAACGACTTTTTCCAACTGCGTGCTGACGATTTGCGCGACGAGCGTTCCTATCGCCACCGCATCAACGCTTCGGCTAAAAAACTGGCGAACAACGTCGAGAAGGCCATTGCACAGCAGGCCGTCGACATGGGTTCCTTGGTGGTAACCAGTCCACAGCCGATCGGCACTGCCGCGGGCAGCGGCTGGGACTTTGTCGCCGACGCTGAAGAGTTCATGTTTGCACGCGAGCTGAATCGCGATGCGGGCTTGTCCTACTTCTTCAACAGTGATGACTACAAAAAAGCAGGTCATGACTTGGTGAATCGCGACATGTTCGGCCGCATCCCTGAAGACGCCTACAAAAACGGCACCATTCAGCGCCAGGTGGCAGGCTTTGATGACGTGTTGCGCTCCCCAAAAATGCCAACCCTGGCGGCGTCTACGGCGACCGGGTTAACCGTATCCGGGGCGCAGAAGTTCAAACCAGAAGCGTGGCGCCTGGATGCCGACGGCAACAAGGAAAACGTCGATAACCGCGTAGCTACCGTCACTTTGAGCGCAGGCACTGGCTTGAAGCGCGGTGACAAGATCAGCTTTGCGGGCGTGAAGTATCTTTCGCAGATGGCTAAAAACGTGCTGACTCAAGACGCAACCTTCACCGTTGTTGCGGTGAACGGTGCCAACGTGACGATCGCACCGAAGCCAGTGGCGCTGGATGATACTTCTCTGACGGCTGCCGAGCGCGCTTACGCGAACGTCAATACCTCTTTGGCGGACACGATGGCAGTGAATATTCTGAACGTAAAAACTGCGAAAACGAACGTGTTCTGGGCAGATGACTCTATCCGCCTGGTATCGCAACCGATCCCGGCTAGCCACGAGTTGTTCGCGGGCATGAAAACCCAGTCGTTCGCCATCCCAGGTGTCGGCATCAACGGCATCTTCGCGACGCAGGGCGATATCTCAACCCTGACCGGCAAGTGCCGTATCGCACTGTGGTACGCCGCGTGCGCGGTACGCCCGGAAGCGATCGGCGTCGGCCTGGCCAACCAGACCGCTTAACCAACTGAAAAGGGGCTTCGGCCCCTTTTTCTTTGTTGAGGATTGACCATGTCCCAGATGATTTACAAACGCGGCGGCGACACGCTGGTGTGGGGGCTGAAAGCCAACGTAAAAGTGATCGAGGCCGACGAACTGGAAGCCCACCTGGCGGAAGGCTGGCTGGATCACCCGTCAAAATTGTTTGAGCCAGAGCCAGAGCCAGAGCCAGAGCCAGAGCCAGAGCCAGAGCCAGAGCCAGAGCCAGAGCCAGAGCCAGAGCCAGAGCCAGAGCCAGAGCCAGAGCCGGTTAAGAAGCAGCGCAAAAGCAAAACCCCGTCTGAAAACGCAGACGAATTCGTTTAATCACTGGTAGGCGGTGACCATGAACCTGACCACAAAAGGCGATCTGGTGCTCGCCGCGCTGCGAAAAATTGGCATCGCCTCCAACGCCACACTGACCGACGTCGAACCGCAATCTGTTGAAGATGGCGTGAATGACCTCGAAATGATGATGGCGGAGTGGCGCGAGGATCCTGCGGTCGGTATCGATATCGGATACCAGTTTGCGGCTGAAGGCGAACCGGCGATGGATGGGGATGACCACGGGCTGAAAATTGCGCACCTCAGCGCGGTGTACCACAACCTGGCCATGCGTATCGCACCGGACTACCAGATCGAGCCGTTGCAAAAAGTGGCCACTACCGCACGCTATGGCAAGGAAGTGCTGGTCAAGTCCTCCGCGCTGAAGCGTGCAAAAAAAGTGTATCGCGACGCTGGTTATCCAAATCGTATGCCGATCGGCTCCGGTAACCGCATCCCGACCTACAACGGTCACTACTATTTCCATCGTAAGGGTGATGACGATGCCGACTCTTCCACTGGCTAAAGGCCTCGGTAAAGACTACCGCAATGCGGATTATGTCGACCTCCTGCCGGTTAATATGCTGGCCACACCGAAAGAAGTGTTGGATGCTGCCGGCTATCTGCGTTCTTTCCCGGGTGTGGCCAAAAGGGCGGACGTTGCGGGCACTTCTCGTGGGGTGCAGTTCAATAAGGCTGAAAACGTCGTGTATCGCGTCGCGGGCGGCAAGCTGTACAAAGGTGCTGGGGAGCGCGGCGATGTTTCTGGCAATGCACGCGTTAGCATGGCCCACAGCGCGACCAGCCAGGCTGTTGCTGCCAATGGCGTGCTGACGCTGTATCGCTACGACGGGACGAACAAGACCTTGCAGAATTGGCCAGAACAGGTCGGCGACGTAACTTACGCCCAATACGACATTGGCAGCGTACGTGACATCTGCCGCGCACGCGGGCGCTATGTTTGGGTGAAAGACGGGACGCAGACCTTCGGTGTTACCGATCTCGAGGACGAATCGCACCCAGACCGGTTCCGTCCGTTCTACAGCGCTGAGAGTCAGCCCGACGGCATTCTCGGCTGCGGGATCTGGCGCGATTTCGTCGTGATGTTTGGCAGCAGCACCATTGAATATTTCTCACTGACAGGTGCCGCTGACACCGCATCTGCGATCTACGTTGCGCAGCCGTCGCTGATGGTGCAGAAAGGTATCGCCGGCACGTATTGCAAGACCGAATTTGCAGATTCTTTCGCGTTTATCAGCCACCAGTCAACGGGGGCACCGTCGATTTACCTTATCAACAGCGGGCAGCCTTCGACGATCGCGACAGCCACCGTAGAGAAAGTGCTGCGAAGCTATACGGCAGAAGAACTGGCAACCGGCGTGCTTGAGACTGTTCGCTTTGACGGTCACGAACTGCTTATCACTCATCTGCCACGGCACGTACTGTGCTACGACGGTGCTGCAAGCCAGAATGGTGCGCAGTGGTGCATTCTCAAAACAGGGCTTTCCGACGACGCACATCGCGCGATCGACTACGTGTTTGAGGGCAACCAGATCACCGCCGGCGATAAGCTGGGGCCGGTTGTCGGCGCTCTGCAGTTCGACTCCTCGGCACAGTACGGCAAGCAGACTGAACACCTCCTGTTCACCCCCATGTTCAAAGCCAACAACGCCCGCGTGTTCGACTTCGAGCTCGAAGCAGCGACAGGAGTTTCGCAGTACGCAGAGCGGCTGTTTATCTCCTCGACCGCCGACGGCTCGACCTACGGCCGGGAACAGATGATCGGCGCTAATGCGCCGTTTGCCTATGACAAACGTGTACTGTGGCGTCGAATGGGGCGGGTGCGGAAGAACATCGGCTTTAAAGTGCGCGTGATCACCCGCTCGCCGGTAACTCTGAGCGACTGCTCGGTAAGGATTGAGTGATGGCTGATGACGGACTCAAGAACCCCGTTACGGTTCAAATGACGCGTATCGATGCAACGTTGCTACCGCCCATCTTCTCACAGCCTTATCGGTTGTATGTCGTTCAGCAAGGGACTGACCTGGGTAATGTTGCCGGTAAGGCCAACGAGGCGGGGCAAGGGGCATGGGATGCCCAGGTAAAAAACGACGAGCAGGATCAGGTTCTGGTAAATCATGAATCGCGGATTGAAGCGGCAGAGGAAACTCTCATTGACCACGAGCAGCGGATCACTGCTGCGGAAGCAACACTGGTAGACCACGAAACCCGTATTACAGCAGCAGAAGCAGAATTAGTTGACCACGAAACACGCATCACAGCCAACGAAGAGGAATTGGCTGACCATGAAACGCGTATCGCGCAAAATACTGCGGATATTTCTGCATTAGATACCCGGCTGGATACCGCCGAAAGCGACATCGATACCCTAGAAACCAACTCAGTATCGAAGGCTGTATCTACAAGTCAATCCGTCCAAGCAACCGGCGGGTCGTTCCTCGTCGGTAACGTCCCGGTACCTACGACCGACAAGTTGCAGGTGGGCGGCAGTATCAACATCAGTGTTTCGTACAAAGTTGCAGGGCTACCGGTTATCGGAGCGCGTCAGACGGGTTGGACGGCGGCAACGGGGACGGCGAACAAATCAGCCTTTAACGCTGATCTGGCGTTCACTGTCGGCGCCACATATTCACAAACCGAAATTCAGGCTTTGGCCGATGCGTTGATAGAGGCACGGCAGCGCATCAAAGCACTGGAAGATGCAATGCGAACCCACGGACAGATTAACTAATGCAAATAAAGCTCATCGACAACCCGGTGAAGCTTGCAGAATTCCTCAACAACCCAACCAACACAGGGAACATCGTTGATAGCGGTGATCACTACTTCATCAAGCCTGATGCAGTATATCTCGGCATCTACGAAGGGTTAATCCTGGCAGGCGTCCACGAAGTACGCAATTTCTGGCATAGCGTTGTTGAATGTCATGCAGTTTATGAGCCTGGGTTTCGCGGCGAGTATGCACTGCAAGGCCACCGGTTGTTCTGCAAATGGCTTCTCGAAAACTCCCCGTTCCTGAATAGCGTCACCATGGTTCCAGATACCACAAAATACGGGCGCATTATCATCCGCCTCCTGGGTGCAACTCGGATAGGCCACCTGGATGACGCCTATCTCAGTAGTGGCAAGCCAATCGGCGTCACGCTGTATCAGTTAAAACGCTCGCAGTACGAGGACATGCAAAAATGCTAATTTTCCAGCTTATGAACAAAGTGCGCGATAGCGCTGTTCCATGCAAGGGCGGTGACAGCGGCGCGGGTGCGCAGGCCGATGCGACAAATCGCGGCATCGATCTGCAGCGCGAAATGTGGCAAACCAATATGCAGAACCTGGCGCCGTTCACCCCGTTGGCGCAGCAGTATGTTGGTCAACTGCAAAACCTTTCCTCGCTAGGCGGTCAGCAGCAGGCGCTCGGCGACTATTACAACTCAGGCCAGTTTAAAGATATGGCGAACCAGGCGCGTTATCAACAGCTGGCATCTGCTGAAGCTACTGGCGGCTTGGGTTCCACCGCGACCAGTAACGGCCTGGCGACGATTGCCCCTATGCTCGGTCAAAATTGGCTCACCGGTCAGATGAACAATTACCAGAATCTCGCCAATATCGGCTTAGGAGCGCTTCAGGGGCAGGCTAACGCTGGGCAATCCTACGCGAACAACACCGGGCAGTTGCTCCAGCAACAAGCAGGGATGGCGGCAGCCAATGCTAATCAACCCTCTAAACTTGGCGGGGCGTTGCAGGGGGCGGCCGCAGGCGCTGCTGCGGGAACCGCAATTATGCCGGGGTGGGGAACCGCGATCGGTGCAGGTGTCGGTGCGCTTGGCTCACTGTTTTAAGGAGGCATTATGGCGACGTGGCAACAGGGTAATGCTGGCAGCTTACTGGCGGGCATTGGTACCAATAACACGAATGCTCCCCAGGCCAGCGATGCAAATACTGCGCTGAGCCTCATCCGCAACAACAATGACCGAACGCGCGCGGGTGAGAACAATCTCGGCATGCAGTTGGCGGGCGCTGCGGGCTCAGTCTTCAACAGTTTCAAACAAGGTGAACAGGTCCAGCGGCAGAAGGCATTCCAGCAGGAATACGCAAATGCGTTTGATTCTGGGGATCGCGGCGCGATGCGTAGTCTGGTAGCCAAGTACCCGGAACAGTTCGAAGCGGTACGCAATGGCATGGGCTTCATCGACGAGGACCAGCGCAATACTGTCGGCAGTCTTGCGGCGTCGGCACGGCTGGCAGCACAAAGCCCTCAAGCAATGGGCCAGTGGTTGCAATCAAACGCTGGTGATCTGACGCGTGTCGGTGTTAATCCCTCCGATGTGGCGCAGATGTACCAGCAAAACCCCGCTGGTTTTGGTCAGTTCGTAGACCATTTGGGTATTGCGTCGCTCGGCCCGGATAAATATTTCGACCTCCAAGCGAACAATGCCAAGTTGCAGCAGACTGGCCAGATCGCGCAGGCTAATCTCGGCCTTGGGCAACAACGTTTGCAGCAACAGGCGCAATATCAGCAGGGCCAGTTGGCGCAGGGCCAGCAGCAACTCAATCTTACCGCCCAAAAGAATCAGGCTGATAACGCCAATAAGCAGCTGGAATTGAGCATGAAAGCGGGCGAGAACAGCGCCAAATCGCAAGCCACGCAACAGGCTGCTGTGCAAAAAATGCAGGACTATGTCGGAGCGCATGAAAGCAACGCCAACAACGTGGCCAGCATGTACGACACGGTTAACCAGGTAAAGAGTATCCCGCCTGAGGTGTTCGACCGCGTCTTTGGCTTTGGCGGTACGGTTAACTCTCGGATCCCCGGTACCGAATCGGCGGACGCATGGTCCAAAATCGAGCAGATGCAGGGGCAGGCACGCCTGATGGGGGTTATCGGAATGAAGGGCACCGGCCCGGTGTCAGATTCTGAGGGTCAAGCGGCCGCGCGCGCCTTCCTGGCGATTAACCAGAATATGTCCCCAAAAGCAGCACGTGCCGCCGTAGACAACTGGCAGAAGGTGCTGCAGCGTCAAACTAATTACCTGCAAAAACAGCAGCCAACGATCGATACCTATCAGCAGAAGATCAGTGCGTTTAATGCTGGACAGGGCGGCACGGCCGCACCGCGAACGGGGCAAAATCAGGACGGTTATACGTTCCTTGGTGGCGATCCTAGCAACCCTAACAGCTGGAGAAAGAACTAATGGCAGGTCCTTGGGAGAAATATCAAAGTGCACCAGCTGACACTCCACCTTCCGAGGGGCCGTGGACCAAATATCAGCAGCCGCAAGCCGAACAATCGCCACCGCAACAGGGTGGCGATATTGTTTCTGCCGCTGAACAACGTTTCGGGATCCCTGCGGGGCTTCTCAGCGCGGTAATCAGCAAGGAAAGCAGCGGCAACTCAGGAGCCATCAGTGGAAAAGGGGCCATCGGTCTGGCGCAAGTAATGCCTAATACTGCGCGCGGCATGGGGTACGATCCAGAAGAATTGAAGCGTAACCCGGCGCTGCAGGTTGAAGCTGGTGCACGCTATTTGAAACAAATGCTCGATGCGCACGGTAATGTCACTGACGCTCTGGCCGCCTATAACTGGGGGCCAGGGAACGTGCAAAAGTTTATGCGCGGTGAGAAAACCCAGATCCCGACGGAAACCGTCAACTACGTAACCGACCCACGTTTCGCACAGTGGACGCAACCCACTGCACAGCCAGCAAGTGAAGGTGAATTGGCGCAGCTTTCCCAGCAGGCGGCGCAACCTTGGGCACAGGCAGCACCGGAGCCGACTTTAGCGGAGAACCTTGGGCAAGCGGGGCGTGGCCTGGCACAAAGTGCTGTTAACGTCGCGAATATCCCCGGACAAGTTGTAAACACCGCTCTTGGAGCTGCTGGCGTGCCAGCGGAAGACCAGGTGATGCAATTGCGCCTACCTGAAAGCATGCGGCCTACAGATCCGTATGCGCAGCTGGGGGCGGAGATCGGCCCGTACCTGATCCCTGGCCTCGGTGCTGAACGCACAGCGGCGGCACTGGCCTCTACTGCGGGCGCGGGTCGCGCCGAACGTATCGCAACGCAGGGCGCTAACATGCTGGCGGAAAACCTCCCCGGTGCGATTGCTCAGTCCACCCAGAATAATGACCTGTCGGGTAATCTTGCTGCAGGCCTGGCCGGAAGTGTGATCGCTCGTGGACTGCTGGCTGCCGGCGGGCGCGCTGCTGGGGCTATTCGTGGCGCCGCACAACGTGAAGGACAGGCAACCGCAGCAGTGGCTGAACAAGCTGCACCAGTATCGCCAACTGCACCAGGGGCAAAGGCTACCGCCGCAGTGCCACCTGAACAAGGAGTGCAGGACGTAGCTGCGCGTGTTGGCGCTGCTGCTGACCGAGAAACTGCACCGCGTATGGCGGACGCCGCTCGTGATGTTGCACCGCGACAGGATGTTATCGACGCCGCGAAGCAATTGGGATTGAGTGAAGAAGATTTGCTGCTGTCGCACGTGTCCGGCAATCAGGCTTATCGTGATTTTGAACAGGCGTTGAAGTCTGTCCCTGGGTCGCAGCTAGCGGCGCAGGAGAACCAGGCACTAACCAAAATCGCTAAACAGGCCACTGATCTGACGGATACCGCCGGCGCGCTGCCGGATAAAGCTGCGATGAATGATAAGTTTCTGTCATCGTTCCAGCGCGGTATCGCCACCGTGCAGAATAAATCAGACCAGCTTTATAACCAGATCTCCGCAGCCATCCCCAAAGGGCAAACCGTCGAAGCCAATAACATCATTCGCTATCTGGACGGTAAAGCGGACGAGTTGGGCGGCGCTGAGCATCTATCAACGATGGAGAAGCGGGTTTATAACTCTGTTGCTCCTGTTGGCACTGAAGCTACTGCACCAACATATGCGCGGCTGGACAACATCCGCAAACAGATCGGACAGGCTATCGGTAAAAACTCAGGGCCGTTCCGCGATGAAGAGACTGGGGCCCTGAAACAGCTCTACGCGAATCTGACAGCTGACCAGGAGCAGGCGGTTGTCGCCGCGGGTATGGGCGATAAATGGCAGGCTGCAAAGAAGCTGATCGGGGTTCGCAGCACAATGGAAGACGCGCTAACCGGTCTACTGGGCAAAGACCTGCGCGGGGATATTGGCACGAAAGCCAGTTTGGCTATCCGTAACCTGGCCAAAGGCGATGCGAAAGGATTTCGTGCGCTGCAGCAAGATATCCCCTCACCACGGATCCGGCGCGAAGTTGTAGCCACGTCGCTGCGCGATGCGTTCAGTCAGGGCAGTCGCAAAGAGAATGAGTTTCACCTGCCGGGATTTGTGGACTGGTACCAAGGATTAAAATCCTCCGGTACATTGCCGATGATTGAGCGGGAACTGGGCGGGAGAACTGCCACCAACTTGCGGAATCTGTTTACCGTGTCGCAGGCAGTACGCCAGGCTCGCGAGAGTAGTATTCAAACCGGTCGGTTGAACGCATTCATTAAGCAGTTCGATGCAGAAGGCGGCATGCTGGACAAAGTATATCGTCACGGCAAAGGGGCGTTAGCGACGACGGTTCTGGGACACATCCCTGTTGTCGGCCCGACTTTGAGCTATGGCGCTGTGGCCGGTATGGCCGCCAAAGAAGCCGCCCGACCAGCACGTAGTGTTGCTGCGGATCGTTTGTTGGCGTCACCTGAGTTCAGGTCGGTAGTGAAACAAGCAAAAGGTACCCGGTTAACGGAGAAGGGGCAGCAGGTAATCAATCGGAAAATGGAAGCGCGGATCGTTAATTCTACCGCGTGGAAATCGTTCTACCGAACGCTGACGCGTGAGGAAAAGCAGGCGATAGCACGAGTGGGGATTATTGGCTGGCTTTCAGGGGAAGCCGACGGCAGGGGATATTAACCAACGGCCAATGATGGCGGAAATGGCTGACCAGATATATCATCTATGCCATAAATCAAAAGGGGTATATCAATGAAGAAATTAACTCTGGTTATTGCTGCAATAGGATTGCTTGCTGGATGCGCTAACTCGTCGAAGACCTTCGCTCCTGATGGGCGTGAAGCATATTCAATCGATTGCTCCGGTATGGCCAGAACGTGGGGTATGTGTTTAGAGAAAGCTGGCGATCTTTGTGGCGCTAAAGGCTATGACACCTTTATTTCTGCGGGGGATAAAGGCTGGATTGCTACAGCTCAACCTGATTTCGCCATGGCGGGAAGCACCATTTCACGGAATCTTCTCATCGCCTGCAAGAAATAGTGTTAAGGGGCTCCGGCCCCTTTATTTTTCTGAATAAATTGCCTTCAGCGTTTCGACCACAACCTTTTTGAACTGCTCGGCGTGTTCGTGCGCCAGGCGTTCAGCGTCGTCACGAAAGCCGGCTATTTGCGGCGGCTGCGCTAACGCATCTTCGATTATCAGCGTGATCTCGGCATTCAGCGAACGACCATTCATTTTGGCGCGCTGCTTAATCTTGCCGTGTATTTCTTTCGGCAACCGTAAATGAAACTGCGTCTCTAACTCTTCCATAGTCGTGCCTCACCGGTGGGTGGATCGGCATGATATGGCGAACTGTATAAATCAACAATAGTACCATTTTGGTACATAAACCTACTTCAACACTACCGCAAGCCGCGCCTTGTGGGGATTTCGCACGCCTGGAGAAAAATAAATGGCTGACACCATTATCCCGAACGTCGTTGTTTCAATGCCATCACAACTGTTTACGCTTGCCCGTGCATTCAAAGCGGCGGCGAATGGCCGGATTTACATCGGTAAAATCGATACCGATCCGACAATCCCCGAAAATCAGATCCAGGTGTACATCGAGAACGAGGATGGTACGCACGTCCCGATCGCCCAGCCCATCATTATCAACAGCGGCGGCTACCCAGTGTATGGCGGCCAGATCGCCAAGTTTGTGACGGTTAAGGGTCACAGTATGGCCGTCTATGACGCGTTCGGCGTGCAGCAGTTCTATTTCCCTAATGTGCTTAAATACGACCCGGATCAGCTTCGAACCGAGCTTGCGGGGCCGGGCGGTGCTGGACTGGTAGGAACAACCGATGGCGGAACTGTGCAGGATTTCATCGATGGTGAGCCTGAGAGAATCAGAGATGCACTTGGATATGTTAAGCCTGAAGACTACGGAGCTAAAGGCGATGGTTTAACACCCGATTCTGAGGCTTTTAACCGGGCGGCTGCGGAGGGGAAAGATTTGTGGTTGGATGGGGCGAAAACATACTACATTGAGACACCCTCAATTTTACCATTTATTCAAGGGTATCAAACAGGTGTTAGGCGTAGCATATTCGGAAACGGAGCGCGTATAAAAACAAGCGGGCCGTATGAACCATTTCACCAATATACAGATGAAACGAAAACGGCAACTAGAGTAATAAAATATGGATGGAACCTGTTCGATTTAACCGTAAATGGATACGCTAATAGGGATAGTGTATGGGCTGATGTAAATAAAGCTATCGCTTGGACATACGCTTACGGGAGGGCGGAACGTATTAACGGTATCGGGCTCAATGCAGTAGTCAGAGGGTATGGGCGTACTTTATCGCGAGATATTTACGGAGATGATCTGCGTAACAATGTTCTATCGCTTTATAGTGATCCGATCGACGGGGTTACGGGGTATAACTATGCATTTAATATCAGGGCTGGCTGGTGCACTGGTGACGTGGTAATTATTAAATGCCGTAAATTCTATGTTGACGGCGTTACCTATGAATACGCCGGGTGTGTAACTGCCTTGAACGCTGATGAAATAGCAAAAAAAGCAGCCGGCGGTCCTGGCGAACCGCGTGGCGTTCCTGTTTCAGTTGGTGCGGATACCACACCTGGTGGTGATGGTGTGATTTTAAACGTAGCCGGAGGGTTCTACGGTGCTGGCGCTCTCAGTCTTAACGGGGATTTATTAACTGTTGGCGGCAGCCTGAACATGGGAAGTCATTGGACTGGAAACTTTAATGCCGCGCTTAGTGGTGCAGCGGTTTGGTTGAACGTTAAAGATTCTTATATTGGATTTATTAATGTCAAAGACGTGTATTCAGGTATTGGCTTTAACGCAGGTTGCGAAAACTTCCGAGTAGAAGGCATGTCAGTGCGCAGTAAAATGGCGATCGCCGGTTCTGTTTTGTGCTCTGCTACTGATTCCAGTTCGTCAGCAATAACGCGTGGTTCAGTTGGGCCAATTTATCTTCACGGCGAAAGCAGCATCAATAATGACATTTACCTAAACACCGCAGGAATTGTATTTGATGGCTTTCATGTCGCGCAGATGAACAATCAGCAGGGCGGCTACAGCGTAGAGTTTGCACGAGCGTGCCGTGTAAAAGATTTAAATCTGGTGGCGACCACTTCGGCATCCATCAATACATGGGTTAGATTCTCGGCCAATGCGCGAGTAGACAATATAGTTGAGGAGCGTTGTTTTGGAACTGCATTCGAAGTTCGTGATGGGGCTGTTCCATCACTTGGTGACATCTTGCTACGAAATAAACAGGGCGACGCACCGCCGGTGAAAGTTCTTGGCGACGGAACCGCCAGTCATTTCTGGGGGACGCTGACAGTTAGCGGCCCTACATCTGGACATCCTACAATATCAGGAAAATTAACCTTAGAAGGCTATACCGGATTGACGTGGCGATTGGCTGCCGCCGACAAGGCAGGCGTTGTTAATTATCCGGATAAAGTTTCTCACACAATATCAAGTTAA